AACAATAGGGTTTGTATTAGTGAGTATCTTGAGGACACAGACATATGATAGTTAATTCGCACAACGATTGGGATCCACTAGAGGAAATTATTGTAGGCCATGCACATCATAGTCGAATTGCTACAGACATAAGCGCACACAGCTTTAGCTATGCGAATCAACCTAGAGAAAAAGTTTTACCTCTAGAAGGAGCCTACCCGAAGTGGGTAATTGACGAAGCCAACGAAGATGCTGATGGTTTAGCAGATACACTTTCTAAGATGGGTGTTAAAGTTCATCGTCCTAAGATCATTGATTGGGATAATGTTAATTACGACATCGGACAAGGATGGAATACTAAAGGTTGGTATAGCTGGTGTCCCCGCGATTTAATCTTACCACTAGCAGACATGCTTATCGAAACACCAACCCCGGTTCGTGCAAGATATTTTGAAACTAGGCTTTATGAAGATATTTTATATGAGGCCTTTGAAGATGGCGCATTGTGGTTGCAAGCACCTAAGCCGAAGCTACACGATAACATGTATCAGTTTGAAGACCTAAGTAAGGCAACATTACTAGATCACGAAATTTGTTTTGATGCGCCAAACATTGTGCGTATAGGCCGCGACTTGTTGTATCAAGTTAGCAATAGTGGTAACATGAAGGGCTATAAGTGGCTTAAGCGTTTCTTGGAACCTATGGGTTATAAGCTACACTATAGCGAACTTTATAGCTTCGCACATTTTGATAGTACAATTATACCGCTTCGTCCTGGGCTAGTTCTGCTAAACAGCAGTCGAGTAACGCCTAACAATTGTCCGGAAATCTTTAAGAAATGGGACAAGATTTGGTTTGAGGATTGTGTAGTGCAAGGCAGTAAGCTCGCTGATCAAGGTTATATTGCTCCTTGCAGTCCTTATATTGGTATGAATATTCTTAGTGTTAACGAAAACACAATCATCTGCGACAGCGCACAAGAACCACTAATGCGTGAATTAGACAAGTGGGGCATCGATAGTGTACCAGTTCGTTTCCGTCACGGCATGACACTTAGCGGTGGCATTCACTGTGCTACATTGGATCTACGTCGAAAGGGTACGTTAGAGAGTTACTGTGATTAAGTATGGACACTTAGATATTGACGTAAGTTCTGTGGACTTAGCGCAGTTAAACTTTGTTGATTTACAGCAGTGTTACTGCCAATATGATAATTTAGTCCAGTATTATAACAAACACAACAGCAGTATATGGCAGATGTTTGATAGCGATTGTCCGCAATGGCTATGGGATATAGCTGAGAATCTTCTAAGTAATATTGAAGAAAATCTAAGTTTTGTAGTAAGCATTGTTAGACTTGATCCTGGTAATACTGTGCCTAATCATGTTGATGGACACTATATAGTCCAAGAAAAATATGGTAAAGGCAAAACTTCTCGATACTTAATTATGTTAGAAGATTGGAAAATGGGTCACTACTATGAGGTACACCACCAACCTTATGTAAAATGGCGAGCAGGCGACTGGGTTAAGTTTGATAAAGATGACTGGCATTTAGCTGGTAATATGGGCGATGCGCCTTTTTATTCTATGCAGGTAACAGTGAAATATGATAGGGAATTAACATGAAGATTTTTATAACAGGACACGATGGATTTATCGGTCAACACATGGTACAGCGTTTGCAGGATAAACACGAGCTTGAATTTTTGCAACATGATTTAAGAGAACACGATAAAGTTGGCTTTCAGTTACGTCAATCGAACCCCGATATTATTGTGCATCTTGCAGCTCGTACCGAAGTAGAGCAAAGTTTTTACGAGCAAATTACGTTCAGTGATATCAATTATACTGGTACTGTTAACTTAATTGAGATTGCAAAGGACTTGCCCAATCTTAAAAACTTTGTGTTTGCTAGTACAATGGAAGTGTACGGGTGGCAACCTATTAGCGATTTAATTAGAGAAGGTAGAGAAGAAGGCATTATTGCGTTTGACGAAAGCACTCCGCCAAACCCTAATGCGCCTTATGCAGTAGCTAAGTATGCCTGTGAAAAATATTTAGAGTATGCCCACCGCAGTTATGGCCTGCCATTTACTGCTATTCGCCAAACAAATGCATACGGTCGCAAGGATAACAACTTCTTCGTTACAGAGCAAATCATCTATCAGATGCTGACTAACCCTAAAGAAATTAACTTGGGCTACGGCGAGCCCTATCGCAATTTTATCTATATTGACGATTTGTTGGATGCGTGGGAAACAGTAATTACTAATCCAGAACAGTGTGCAGGTGAGATTTTCTGTATTGGGCCTAATAACGCAATAAAGATTAAGGATTATGTGCAGGTGATTGCAGATAAAATTGGGTGGGACGGCCATGTAAATTGGAATACTAAACCCAATCGCCCGGGCGAAATTTATTTGTTAAACAGCTCTAATGCCAAAATTTCTAGTAAACTGGGATGGGCGCCCAAGATTGGAATCAATGAAGGATTAGATCGCACTATCGAAATATGGAAACATATTGTGGATAACAATCTATCGTTTAATGCTAAAAAGAAATTTAGTGTAGGAAAGTGATAAAAACTAGTTGACAACTTGCATATTGATGCTATGCTTATAACTAAAGTGATACATAGGAGATGCATGTGGCTCGAGCTAAAGCAAAACGTAACCTTTCAATAAACGGTATGAGTATACCTGAGTGGGGATTGATAAAAAAAGACATCAAGCCCTTTAAAACTTCTAATGGAGTTATGATGGACTATAAGCAGCTATTACAGTCTGCTAGATATTATGTTCATTATGAAATCTCATCTAAAACACTTCATACAAGTTTTATCAAATATTGTGAGCGTTTTGATAAAAAGAAAGCTGCATTACTTAGTGTACTTCCAGAATACGAGTTTGCTAGCGCAGGTAAGAACGCTTATCTTGCTCTTAAGGGTGTTGAGCTTGAAGACACTGCTATTGAGTACTTAGAAAAAAAGTATAACGAACTATTAGCTAGAGCTGAAAAAATTGCCGAAGCTAAAGCAGCAGAGGTCAAACAAAAAGTCAACAACGGTATTGTTATTTCAATTCAACAGCGTATGCGTGAGCAAGTAACTGACCTTTGCGGTCAGTGGGACGACGCAGTTGATCAGCTTTGCTTCAGTGAGTTCGATCTAACTCAATTTGATCCGCACCATCAAATGCAAGTGTTTAATGGGGGTGTTATCAAAGCAGCACACGCTAAAATCATTAAAGATATGTACCAAAGTCAGTATGAGGAAGCAAAAGAAGTAGTTGAGTGGAAGGACGAGCAGATCAAAGAAGGCTACTCTTACATGACTGCTAAAAAGCGCAAAGAGTATCTAGCATTTTTTGAAAAGATTATGACTGCCTGCGACACTTACATTAATACCGGCAAGGCCGTGCGTAAGACTCGAGTTAAGAAAGCACCGAGCAAGGAAAAGCTAGTTGCTAAGATTAAGTACAAGGAAAGTGAGCCTAGTATCGGGCTCGCTAGTATTAATCCGCTTAGTATTATTGAATGTACCACTCTTTGGGTTTATAACACAAAGAATCGTAAGCTGGGTTGCTATGTAGCAGATTCTATGGGGCAAGTGCTAACAGTCAAAGGTGCAAGTATTGTGGGCTTTGATCCTAAAAAGAGTGTGTGCAAAACTGTGCGTAAGCCTGAAATACTCAAAGGTGCTGGAAAACTTGCAAGAACTAAAATGCAGAAGCAGTTTGATGAAATTAATGCCACAGAGACTGCTATGAACGGCCGACTAAACGAGCATATTATTCTGATTAGTACCTTCTAAAAAGATAAATACTATTATGGTACAAAATGGCATAGGATACTCAAGTAGGCAGGCTCTGATTAGAGAGCTACAGTTACGTCTAGCAGACGGCATTGTGGATGTAGAACTTGACCGAGAACATTATGATGTTGCGATTAACTTGGCATTAGCACAATATCGTCAACTAAGTTCGGGATCTGTAGAAGAAAGTTTGATTTATATTCAAACCCAGGACGGTGTTACAGAGTACACACTGCCCAACGAAGTACAAGAAGTCCGCAGACTATATCGTAGGGGTATCGGTACTAACAGCGGCGGCGGCACAAACTTTGATCCGTTTGACGTAGCATTTAACAACATGTATATGTTGCAAGCAGGCCAAATCGGCGGTCTTGCTGTGTTTGATGCGTTTGCACAATATAAAGAAACTATTGGGCGTGTGTTTGGTAGCGAATATAACTTCCTTTGGAATCGTAATACCAAAGTATTAAAACTTCTTCGCAATGTGCGTCATGCAGAAGAAGTAATGGTTGGCGTTTATAATTTTATTCCTGAAAGTATATTACTAGGCGATGTTTATGCAAGTTCGTGGCTAGGTGCTTGTGCGCTAGCTCAGGCTAAATTAATGCTAGGTGAGGCCCGTAGTAAGTATGCCAGCGGCCTTCCGGGCGCGGGCGGCGCAATACAGCTTAACGGCGCCGAGCTCAAAACAGAAGGCCAGCAAGAGTTGGAAAGACTCAAGCTTGCTATTCACAATATGGAAGAAGGCAACAGCCCTCTTGGTTTTATCATAGGTTAAAAATGATCATTGGTTTAGTTGGTTTTATTGGCAGCGGCAAAGATACCGCTGCACAAGAGTTTGTGAAACTTGGCTGTAAGAAAGATAGTTTTGCTGCCCCGTTAAAAGATGCGTGTGCTGCATTGTTCGGCTGGTCTCGAGAACTTTTAGAAGGCGACACATTAGAAAGTCGAGAGTTTCGAGAAACACCAGACATGTTCTGGACTCGAAAATTAGGCATTGATAATTTTACACCCAGACTAGCACTACAACTAGTGGGTACAGATGTGCTACGTAACCAGTTTTCACCGGATATTTGGCTCAATAGTCTAGAATATCGTATTAGAAAAAATACTTCTAGCAAGGAGTCGATTGTAATCAGCGACGCCCGATTTAAAAACGAACTTGAATTGATCAAAGATATAGGTGGCAAGATTGTGTGGGTACGCAGAGGCGAACTACCTGAATGGTATGACGTTGCTGCCAGCGCACATACCGGTAATGCAGTAAGTCGCAAGATCATGCAGACACGCTACAGAGATATTCACGAAAGCGAATGGAACTGGGTAGGATTCAAACCTGACTACACTATTTTTAACACTGGCACACTTGAAGATTTGCACCACCGTGTACTAGAAATCAACTTAG